TTCGATTGTCGCGAGGGGGTTAGCGGACGGGCGGCGGCGTTTGCTGTTGGCTGGTGTGCCGCCGCCCTATTTTGGATGTTGGCTACTTCATCGGCTGGCCCTCCGTCGCGACAGATTCAACTTAGCTCACGTAATGGAGTATACGCTATGCGATATACGATTGTCAAGCAAAATCTTTCTCAATGCGGACATATTGCGTAACGTGTTGATTTTGTTATTGTTCCTTCACGAAACGGAGGGTGTAGAAATGCGAACGCGAGACGAATTGCACAGAGATTTTGAAATTGTACGGGCCGTCCCTGTGTCCATGAAGCAAATATCAAAGGAGAGTGGAGTCCCGTATGAGTCTGTGCGTGAGTTCAGTTCAAGCAAAGTACTTGGGGACGAATATAGAACACTACTTGACACATGGCTTGACAAGTATGATGACACAACTGGAGTTATATCAAGACTAAAATCAGCAGAGCTACAATACGATCCTGGAAAACAGATTTCGGATCTGCTTGAGTCTTTGGCTAGACTTATGAAGTTCCCAATGACATTTGCCTCACGCGCCCAGTATTACAGATCCAATATTGGTGCGATTTCCCTGCTTGTCGATCAAGCTGAAGCAGACGCCACGCCGCTGGAATCTCGTGATTCAGACGCCCTGAAGGTGAGCACAGGAGGCCGAAAGAAAACATGATTTCGTCTTCAGAAACGCATTCCTCTTGCATCGCACATATCCCCACTACTATGCGAGATCAACGGCACTCGCGTTGCGAGCGGCCCGCACCGTATTGATTGTACTGCAATTTCTTTCAGTTGTCAATTTGCTTGGCGAAACAATTTTCCGCCGTGGCATACAACGTTTCGAACAAAATGTCAACTACAAAACTCATGATATAGTACGCTAAGGAGGAAGCATGGAAAAGTCTGACCTCGCGGAATCGATAATCAGTCTGATCGGGTTCTTCATCATCAACTTTGCAATACTGGATCCTGAGCTATTCTTCATCGTGTTTCTTGTCGTGTCGTTTGCTGCCGTGTCTTTTCTGGCGATTTTTGGAATGTGAGGTGCACCCATGGAAGATGTAATCCTGTATACGATTGCCATGTTCGGCCTAGGTGCGATCGCTATTCTCTTCTCTGACCCTGAGCAGTTCTTCCGAAATGTTCAGTTTCTTCTGAATATCATCTGGTACTATCTGACTGGTGAAGTAAACGTCTAGCCGTGCCTCCCAAGCCACACCACCACGCCGGCGGGCACATCTACCAGACGCCCGCCGGCCATTGGCGCGCGCAGATCTCGCACCACGGGGAATTGATCCGCCGCGTCTGGCCAACGCTGGACGAAGCGAAAGGCTGGCTATCGTCCATCTCGCTTAACCTTGAGCGGATTTCCGATCCTCTGACGCCGGCGGAATACTACGATGCACAACGCGCCCTCGCCGAATTGCCCGACGGCGTAACGCTTCTCGACGCCGCGCTACAGTACCGGGCGATCCGATGTGACGTGACGGCGATCTGCACACTGGATGCCGTCGCGAGATTCTTGGCCGACAAGGAGGATGCCGGGCTCAGGCCGAGGACGCGACGTGAGCTTGGCTATATGCTCGCCAGACTTCCGGGAGACACCAACGCCCATGAAATCACAACGGACGCCCTGGCGGGGCTCCTGCGCGGCATGTCGCCCGTGTCGCGCAACAATCACATCCGTGCGTGGAGGAATTTCTTCGGGTGGTGCCAGCGCAGGGGGCACGTGCGCGAGATTCCAACAGACGGCCTGACGCGGGCGGTGGAGCAAGCGCAGGCCCCGGGCATCCTGACGCCAGCGGACGCCCGCAAGTTGCTGGACGCGGCACGGGAACACGACGCCGGGCTGATACCGTTTCTCGCGATCGGCATGTTCGCAGGGTTGCGCACGGCGGAATTGCGGCGCCTCACGTCGGGCGCGATCGGCGTCGACCACATCCACGTGAGCGCAGACGTGGCCAAGGTCCGGGTCCAACGGTACACGCTCATCTCGCCCAATCTGCACGCCTGGCTCGATGCGTATCAGACATCCGGACCAATCGTCGGCGCCAACCACGCAAAGCGCCTGGCGGCCATCCAGGACGCCGCCAAAGTCCATCCGCCACGAAATGCGATGCGTCATTCGTTCGCATCGTACCACTTGGCCCTATGGCAGGACGCGGGGAAAACTGCGCACGAACTCGGGCACCGAGACGCGGAAATGCTCTTCGGCCACTACCGCAACCTCGTAACGCCCGACGCCGCCCGAGAGTGGTTTGAGATCCGGCCGTAATCCGTGGATCGTTTGTGGATCGATTTTGCCTATTCCTGTCTTATCCTGGCAAACCGTAGCTAACTCAGCGACAATTCCATTCCGTCTTCCAGACAAGCAAAAAGCCCAACGATTACGGCATTTTTGCGCATTCATTGGGCTTTATTGGGATTGTGGATTGGAGCGGGACACGGGGTTCGAACCCGCGACATCCAGCTTGGGAAGCTGGATCAATCCGTTGGAATCACACGAGTTACGGAGTTTCATGGATCATTTGTGGATCGATCTGGTGATAATCGTCCGCAAACACCCAGTCATTATCCTCTGGATGCGCCGCGCATTTTCGCTCGCCGACGATACAGCCGCAGGTAAGTCCGGCTCCTTTCGGGACAGATTGATCTTGAGAATTCCGGCTTGCCCTTTCGCGATCTTCAGGATCGATCCACGGCGAATCGTCGCCTAGCACCCACCGCAGGGCGAGGATTTTCCCCTTGATTTGATCGGACGTTAGGATGAATTCGCCGGACGCGTAGAGCCGTTGAAGCCGGTCGTACTCGTCGCGGATCGCGGACTTAGTCTTCATCGGCTACTCCCACCACTTCAAGCGCCACTTCTTTCTTCATCGATTGTGGATCGTTCAGGTCAATTCCCATCGTTTTCCGCTCCATGTCGGCGCGCAGTCTACAGTCTCCAGCGGACGACATGTATGATGTTGCTGTCTTCCAGAGCCGATCCTGCTTTTCCCAGAGTTCGCACTTGCGTTTTATTCCTGTGGCTGCGGCCAATTCCAGCGCAACAAAAGAGATTTCCTGTGATGATTTCGCAACCATCAAGTCGAATATCTCGGCCTCCTCTTCAAGGAATTCGATTCGCTGTTCTTGCATAATCGCAAAGTTAGCCTTCTGGTCAAGTTCTTTCGCGGCATCCTGGAGGTCGAATTCGCCGAGATGGGCGTAGCGCTCTTCGAAGTCATCCATTGCGGTTATCTCCTTGCAGATCGATCCACTGTCCGCGGCCTTCTGTGATCTCTTTCTCCATTGACTCAGGATCTGGCCACGACTCGCCGTCGCGCAACATCCACCGCATGGCAGCGATCTTGCCGTAGATTATATCTTTCCGCTGGTGTAATAGATTTGGATTGCGCCCAAGTGCTAACAGGCGATTATATTCGTCGCGGATCTCGGCTTCGGATCTGATCCCTTGCGGCATCTCGCAATAGAGTTTCCTCTTGAATTCGCGCTCCGCATCCGGGTCCATTCTCTTGGCCTGATATTCGCGCATAGCATCATTTATGTCCATCGGCTACTCCCACCACGCGTCAAACACGTGGTCCATTTCGGTCTCCGTATACGTCCTGTCCTTTGGCGGTTTGGCTGCACACTGCGCGCGCCACGCACTCACGAGCAATTCTATTTCGTCCGCGTCGACGTAAAGGACGAACCCTGGCGGATGCTTACGCTCCTTGATCGTCATTCTTTCACCTCCTTCTCTTCGTACGCCTCGACCGCGATCCGCAGACCACGGGACAGGCAATCATCCCCGATCCTATAGGCCTTGGCGATTAGATCCGCAGGCATCAGGCCACGGACGGTTTCCATCGGCACGCCTTTCGGACGGCCTGGGCGGCGCTTGGGTTCGGGCTTCGGCTTGCGCTTGGCGGGGCTCATGATGCGGCCTCCTCAATTACTTCTTGTCTCACTTCTTCGCCCGCGTCCAACTGAGCATCGAGCCATTCTTTCAGGAGCTTGACAATTTCCTCCTCCGGCCACGCGTCCGGCTGTTCTGGCCAGTCGCTATCGCACAGGATGTGGCACAGCCGGTTTGACATCTCTTGAGGCGTCTTTCTTGCATCCATCTCATTCTCCTTTCGCCGCAGCAACGGCGGCTCGGGCGATGGCAATGCGTTGTTCCTGGCCGCCGGTATCCACCGGATCAAGTAGCATGATTTCCAGCGCCGACAACAGCCTTGGCGCGGCTGCAATCAGCCTGGCGTTGGCTTCGTCACGCTTTGTCGCCAGCCCCCAGCGGAGGCCAATGGAGCGTATTTCGATTTCTCTCCACCCTCCATCTAGTGGCTTGACTACCATTTCCCACGGCCCTTGCGTGTGTGTGATCATGACTCATCCTCCGACATTCCGTTACGCTCTCTCCATTCTTCAAGCGCGCGCATGCGATCTTGGGAGCGCCTCTCGGCATCATCGGCGTATTCCCGCTCCGCCTGTTCGTCTTGCGCCTGGGCAATACGCTCCTTGCCTTCATACGGCTCTGATGCCGGGTTCGCTCTGCGTTTCGCAATCCGAATAACCCTGCGCTCATGTTCCATCTTCTCATCGTCAATGGCACGGTCACCCATTTCATTCTCCTTTCGTCGCCGGGGTCGAACCGGCGGGTTGGCTATAGCTCTTCCAGTTCTTTGAGCGTCTTCTTGGCACTGGAGATCAGGTCAATCAGCACATCGACGCCCTTGCTGCTACCGGTGCGATAGCGCGCCAATAGTTTTTCATTCGCCTTTGCGAGCTTCATCCACGCGTTACGGCTTTCGCGTATGTGTTCCTTCGTTTGGACCATTTCAAACTCCTCAATACGATCAACCGGGTTGTCTATAGCCCAGTTCGAGATTTCTACGTCGGTCCTCGTTGTTTTTTCATGTTCCGCTTCTCCTTCCTTTCGTGCTGGAGCAGAACCAGCACTGTCTGTTATATCGCCCCTGCTGTTGCATCAATCAGCACTTCGCAAAACGATTCAAACGCGGCCACCGCCTCGCGTTTTGTCCTAAACACTTTCGGCGATCCACCAACGCCATAGCAAGCGTCCCATATCCACCGCGACTGACCGGCCTTCCTAATCGGATATCCATCAGATCCCCACATCATGACGTGCTTCATCAGCTCTTTCTCGTTCGCACTTATACCGCGCATTTCCGTTCTCCTCGTGCGCTTCCGCGCGTTGCGCCGGGGTCGAACCGGCGGGTTGTGGGTTACTCGCCACTCGACAAAATCATTCGCGCGAAGTGCCGCGGCTTGTTTACGTCGATCCACTTGACGGCAACAAACTTGACAGACCCCCACACCGCCGCCAGCAATGGTGCGGGATAGCCTTCTATGTCATCGTTCCAACGAAGCGACGGATCAAACAAGCCCGCATTCGTCTTGGCCTGCTCGATGATCGTAGTAGCTTCTGCCGGCCACATTCCATTCTCTTGTAGCATTTGCTCCATTTTTTGCGCTACCGTCATTTTCCATTCTCCTTGCGATTCCTCGCTGTTAACCTCGATTCAACTGTAGTTATTTTACCACGCTAATTAATTAATGTCAAGACATTTCTTTCGGCTGTAAGTCGTGTGTTTGCAATTACTTGCGCACTTGCTCGAAAATAGTTGCACGGACGGGCAGAAAAAGATCGGCCATTGTTGCGCGTACTAGAGATACCATATGTGCGATGTCAGCAAAATGGTATCCCGCGCCGAATGGAAGACCCGCCAAGTTTGCGCATGGCCAAACAACTGCCAGAGGCGTGGCGGGTCAATACATGCCGCGCGACAGGGGAGCAGTCTACCGCGCGGCAACGGCGTGGTCAGCGCCGGGAAGGCGGGGAGAAAGGAGAAGACCCCGCCGTGTTGGTTATGCGGCGGATTTGCTGTTTTCGAGTTTCTTCCGCAACCACTTGCTGGCCCAGGACAGCGCCGCCGTCAGGAGCCCGGTTACAACGCCAGAGATCGCGAGCTGAATCTGCGGATCGATAAGCGCGCCTATCTGTGGGTTTTTCACCTGGATCCATCCGACGACTGACGCGACTCCCGTCGCGATGAGTCCGGAGTTGAACCCCTCGACGGTTGCCGCGGATGACGGTTTCTTCACTGGCATTGTTCCTGTGTTGCTCATGTTCGTACTCCTTACAAGTTTGCGCGTGATGCGCTTTGCGATTCTGATTCCGATGCGAACCATTAAGCGATCCTTAATAGTTCGTTTCTCGATTCCTAGTGCTGCCATCTGGCGTTTTCGTTGTTCCTGTGCCGCGCGTGCAGCCGCGTCTCTGTCAAGCATTCCGCTCATTGGAGCTTTTCCAGCTCTGGCCGGCACAGATTCACATACCGTTCGATTGCCTTTGCTCTGCGTTCTTCTGGTGTGCCCGTGAGCGTCTTCAGGACGCCGTGCCCGTTATACCTGTCAAGCCATTCCTCGGCTTGCGACACAAGGGATTCCGGGATTGCATGTGGCACTCGGATATAGTGGAGTCGGCACAACAGGATGGACATGCGCTCCGATCCAAGCGCGCGTAACCACGTATTGGCGAACGTCACGAGATTGTCTATCGACAGCCACCAGTCCGGCGTTGCTCTAAGATCGGCAAAGAGGAATTGCGTGGCACGGTTCGCAGCGTCTGGATGCTTCCTGAGCCATTCGAGCGACGCTAAGATCGATGGCTCTTCCACCTGCGTGTAGCCGAATCCTCCATTCGTTCCCGCATACGCCGGGCCGCGTTGCCGTCGGATATCCCATCCTGACTCAACGATGCCGGTGCCGAACAACTGCCTGGCAACGCGCGTGGCGTACGCTTGCGACGGTGGCGTCTTGTCCCACACTTCCGTGGCGCACTCGAGGCAGAGAGCGTACACTTGCACGAGGTCAACGGCTGGCATGTTTGCGCGCTCCTATCTGTTCATGTCCGTGACGTTCTTCACAGATCGCCTCGAGCGTAGTCACCCGCTCTTGAGTGCGATGCACGTCGTTGCACAGGCCCGGTTTCCCGTTGCCGAACAGCACGCGCTTGATATCGGTTAACGAGTCACGCGTTGCCTTTGCGTCGCGGAGATGCACACCGACTTGCACGCACGTACCGGCGACTACAAGCCCCGCTGTAATCCATCCAGGTTCAAACGTCATGCGTTACCCCTTCCGTGGCTAGTTGTTGCTACGTGAAATCTCGTACCAATACGTCCCATCGGACAAAAGCACGAGCGTGTCGTTTGGCGCCGCCGTCCAGTCGCCAGCAAGGAGCAGGCTCGCGTTGTCTTTGACGATGCAATCCGTGTCGCCGCCGATGATGGTGATTTGCTGGCCAGCGATGTCTCCGTCTAAATCGGTAATGTCGTGGCCTGCCGTCCAGGATATGGGAATTCTGAATAGGTCGCTTGCTGATACGCTTGGCGTCGTGTCGTCGCCTGTAATGTTGGTTATCGTCGTGCGAGCAGATCGCCCAGCGATTTTGAGTGTACGATTGATTTCCGTGGATCCGTCTTCAAGATCGCAATGGATGTACGATGGCCAACCAAATGTTGAACTCTTAATCCCGAAATCATTCGTCAAAGTGCATCCAATATCGTGACAGTCTCGTCCGGCGATCCAATAATCAGATGCCGAGTCAAAAATCGTGACATACGCTGGATCGATCTTTGTTTTTGAGTCAACCCCTGGATCTGAAAATGACACCTCTAACGACGGGAAATCCCCTGTTGCGTCCTCAACCGTCAAATCCGTGAACGCCCCCGTACTCGCCGAAGTCGCCCCGATTGTTGTTCCGTCGATTGCGCCTCCGTCGATGTTCACGGAATCGGCGTCTTGTGACGCGATCGTACCGACCTCCGTGACCCCGAGTGCTGTTTTCAGATCATCAATAGTCGTTACGCCGGTACCGCCGCTCGAAACCGGCAGGGCGGCTTCTAGCGTCATCGAATCGGCGTTCACTGGACGGCTTAGGTCGATCGTTCCGCCAGCGGCGCGCGTGATCGAAATGGGAGCCCCAATAAACGCGCCCGCGTCCGTATAGGCTAAGATCTGAAATGGAGATCCGGCATCACTACCGGTTTCGGCGTCCAACCCGCGATTGATTCCCCATCGGCGATTCCCCGCAACCTTGCAGAGTAGGCCGCCATACGTTCCGGGCGCCGCGCTGTTTTGCACAATTTCAGTGGTCGAGGTAAGCGCGCTGAACGTCCCTGTGCCGGGAACGCTACCGCCAATTGTTGTTCCGTCAATCGTGCCGCCGTCAGCGTCGAGCGACGGCGTTGCAAGAGTCGAGAACGTTCCGGCGTTCGGCGTCACTCCGCCAATGACGGGCGGGGTAGTCATGTTGGAAGACGTGCCGATCCGAATTACGTTGTTTGCGTGTTGAGCATTAATAGTGCCAGTTGCATATACCGTTGTGAACTTGCCAGAGTTCGGCGCTACACCACCAATAGGGGGCGGGCTTGACATGATGCAGTCGGTACCGATGCACACGGCGTTGCCCGTTGCAAGCGCCTGGATTGCGCCTGTGAACGTGGACGCGCCTGTTACCGCAAGCGTGTCTTGTGCGGTCAGTACCCCGGTACACGTAAGCGTCGAGAATTTCCCATAGTTCGGCGTCACAAGCCCAATGTGCGGCGGTTCCGTCATGTCGCATAGCGAGCCTATCGTTATCGCATTCGATGCGCTTGGAGCGGATACGGCCCCAGTCAACACCGAAGCCCCGTCAACTGTGAGCGCATAATTCATCTCGACTGGTCGCGATATGTCGATGATTCCGCCTGAAGCCCGGTAGAACTTCATTACGGTCGATCCGTAGACGCCGGCGTCGGTGAACGGAACAAGGACCATTTCGCTACCGGCATCGCTTCCAGATTCAGCCGACGTGTCCACTGTAAATGCCCACCTGGGTACGGATGCCGTGCTGTAGATAAGCGAACGGGCCGTTTCCGCAGCGCCGTTGATCGTCAGCGATGTGAATGAGCCCGGAGCTTCCTCGGTGTCTCCTATCGTGGTTCCGTCGATTGTTCCACCGGTAATCGTTGCGTCATCCGTAATCAGGCCGCCTAGCGTCCAATCTCCGGTGAAGAACGCCTCCCCGGCATCGCCGATGTATCCGCCTCCGTCCGCGTCGGCGTACCCGCCTCCAATGACGACGGACTTGTAGTAGACTGGGTTAGAAATCGCGCCGATACTCATGATTCCAATCAGCGCAAACAGGGCAACAGCAAGTACTTTCTTGAACATTCCTATCTCCTTTTCAGGTCGTCTACAGTGCAACTCGTACGTCTTCGATCCAGCCTTCGCCGCTGGTTTCCGTGTCGTAGATCGTTGTTTCGCCGGGCACGTGGTGGATATATGCAATGTCAAAGCTTCCGGCTGGCGTCGATGGCGTCGCGGGCGATCCGGCTTCGGTACCGATCTTGATTCTGGCGTTTCCGTACGCGTCGACGTAGACAACGTCCGTGCGCGGATTCGCCGTCGGCGCTACAGTCAGTATGACTTGCTGTGCAGTATTCAGCCGATACGTTTCCCCGATAACCACAACGCCCGGTGCTACGGTTATCTCCATAGGCAAGAGCGGGCTTCCGGTCGACGCTTCTACCAGATAATCATCCGTCATCAGCACGCCGTCCGGCGTCGAAAAACTCGATCCGCCACGCATGACGTATGCAAACGCGGCGTCTTGACGTACGCTGTCCGGATCCTGCCCTTTGATCGTTCGCAGATCCTCGATCCATCCTTGTCCAGGAACCTCGTAGTCGTAGATTGCGGTCTCGCCAACAACGTGATGGATTCGCGCGATTAGCACGTATCCGCCGGTCGTATAAGTTGACGATATCGTTGGATCTGCCGGGGATGCGGCTTCCGCTCCATAGGCAACCGCTATGGATGCGGCTCCGTCCGTGCCATTCGACGGAACGTACATCACGAGCAAGTCTTGCCGTGGGTTCGCGGCCGGTGTTACGCCTACAAATGATTTCGATGATGCTGTTCGGCAAAGCACAGGTAACTTCGAAGCGAACCCACGCCCAGGAGAAACGTAGATCGTCAGGTCTTCAGGCGTGTTGGCATACGGCTTGAAATCCTCGTACGTCGGCACCCCGTCGGCATAAGCGCCGCCCTCCACGAACACCTCGCACCACATTTCCAGTGCCCACAGAATCATTGTGCGAATCTTGCCGAGCCACGTCTCGTGCGATGCCGCCGTTCGGTCGCCTGTCAATGTAATCGGCGCAACTGGGGGGCGCGCTGTGAATGCCATTCTTCGTTCTCCTTCTATGCGTTCAGGTAAACGCGCGAATCTGTGATGTAACCTTGGCCGCTGTTCGAAGCAGCGTAGATCGCGGTCTCTCCAACGGCATGGTAGATTTCAGCCAACTTGAGGTTCCCGGTCGGCGTGGCCGGCGCAAGCGGGACATCGGCCTCGACGCCTTGCGTCACGACGTAGGCGCGCGTATCGGGGTCAATGCTTACAGTGTCGATCCGGTCTTTCGACACCGGGGCGATCAGCGTCGTATACACTGGCGTGGTCGGCTGGTAAGTGAACGGGAGTCCTTCGAAGATGCCGGCCCCCTTGTTGACGGATATCTGCATGGATTCTGCAGATGCCGTTGGCAACACCTTCAGGCTGTCGAGACCTTCCGGCGAGTAGACGTAAACGCCGCTCTGTTGCCCGCCGATCATTGACATGATGAACCACGCATGATCAACAATTTGCGCGTTTTGCGCATCTTCCATCTCGTAATCGTAGGTGCGCGCGATCTCTTGCCAGACCGTGCCGCGCAATTCGAGCGTGATGCATTTGGTTACAGCGTCAAGGACGTAATCCTCTCCGTCGACGGTCTGGATTTCTCCGACTCCGCCAGCGCTGTCAACGATGGTCACAACGCGATCCGCGCTTTCAGACGACAGGACAAGGATCGCCCCGTCTTCCATGCTCGTTGTCTGGATTGTTTCCACGTCATCCGCCGCCGCGCCGTCTTCGGTGTCCACGGTGTGCCTGGCTTGCGTCGGGATGATTACTTTCGATGCGATGACAAGCTCAACAGATGCCGTCGCTCCTGGAAGCGTCTTGTCTTTGGCAAGCCAATCCTCGAACGCCGCCGCGGCCTGCGTGCAGGTGAAATCGCCTGGGGTTGCCGGGACATCGAACGTGCCCGCTCCTGGGTATGCCATTTAGTATCCCTCCACAATTACGTCTACCGTCCCGGATGTTGGCGTTCCTGCCATGTCGAGAACCTTGACGAATGGGCCTGTTGTAAGATATGGAGCGGCCTTTGTTCGCACATTGGCCCCCATCGGATCGTCGTAAGGTTCCATTGTCTGGACAACGACGATCTTCGTATCGTCCGGCGTGCTCAGTTGCGCAAACACACGATCAATCCGCTGGAACGTGTTTTGCGAGATTGCGATGTTCAATCCCGCCGCCGTGACGGAAACCCCCGTGAATTCCTCGACAACGTACGGCGCACGGACAAGGGCTTGCCCGGAATGAAGCCTGAACCGCTCATTTCCGGCCCATACTTTCACCTGATATTCGTACGAGATAGATCCGTCTTTCGCAATCTCGAACGCCCCCATCGGTTCGGCGTACGTCGCGTAATACGGCCAAAAATCCTCGGTCATCGTAGTGGGCCAAAGATTCTCGTTTACGTACCCGCCAGCCGGTTCTTCTGGCCACAAGAGCGTGTAGTTGTCCTTGACGTTTACCATGGCGCCGACGGCAATTTCCGCAGCCGACAATCCGGACGGGGGCTTTGAATATCGGAAATCGAATCGAGTCCCAAGGTCGAGGAAATCGGAAACGAAGACCTTATTTCCATAGACATCCGTTCCGTTCGGATACCGCGTAAACCCGAAGCGCGCGTAGCACGTCGGGTAGACTGTCTGGTAGAACGGATCCGATCCGACGCGATAGAACGGAGCTTCCGCGCCAACGTAGAATTCCGTCTTCGAAAGCGCTACCGCGCGCATCTCGCTTCCGGAGATTTCCATGTTCTCACAGTCGGTTGACAACGACGGCCAGCGCGCGGCCCCGCCGTCAGATGCGGCACTGTAGTGATTGTACACGCGATCCGCCAATGAGCCTTGGCGGGAGCCCTGCATCAGCTTGAACGCTTCCCACGTCGTTGTGCTGGTAATGTCTCCGCTGTAGCTGATCATGGCGGCATTGACGGACTCGTTTCGACTGAGGTCTTGAGCCTTCACCATGAACGTGGCGTCGAGGTACTCGCCGGGCGGGATGACAAACGAGTTGGTAATGATAACGTCTGGATGCATCGCCACGGCATTTGCCCAGGACGGCGAGCCACCATAGCAGACGCGCACGAGATAGCCTCTGAAGTCAACAGGGGGCTTGTACGCCCATTTCAGCGTGCCTGCCTCAAGGCGCAGAATATGGATGTCCGGCGGCGGGGCCGACACGCCTATGACTTTCACGTCAAAGACCGTGCGCCAGTCCGACGGCATACCGGCTTTCGTCGTGACACGGACTCGGACATCGTAGAATGCGCCCTGTTTGACGGGTTCCGCATAGACCATGCTGGACGCCGCCGGGTACACCTGCACGACGTGCCATTCAACGTCCTTAGACCGTCCGGCGTCCCGCCAGCGGGCTCCTGTTGACGTGGTGGTGACCGTCTCGCGGGGGGCTTCCCGGTATTGCACCTCGATACCGGCAATCTGCGATGCGGCCATTTGTTCGCTTGGGGTTGTTCCTTTGGCCACGCGTACTACAAGACCGATCCGACAATCAACGGTATCGTCCGGGTTGCGCGTTGCCGCGAATTCGTCCGTGATGATTTGCTCGATTATCGGTGCGGCAGGGACCGCCACGTTTGGCGCAACAGGCATCGTGATCTTGGAGTCAAACGACGGAATGATTCCGTTCTCGGCATCGAATACGGCTTCGGCGTATTCCATCAGCGTCAGCCGCGCACACATATCGTCTTGCGGCGTGATTTCTTTGATGAGGCACGGAATCGTTACCTTGCTCATCTCGCCCCACGCAACAAGATCGCCGATGGCAACCTCGTTATCGCTGTCAATGTCGAGATGGGGGGCGAACACAAACTGTGAGAAGTCACCTGCCACGGGCACGATGCTGGCGACGTAGGACTTGTTCTTGCTCGTGCGGACGCGCGCCTGATACGAAGTCTCGTCAAGGAAATAGGCGTCGGAATCAATCGTGATGGACGCAACCTTGCGCGCGGTCGTATACGTCACCGACGTTACGCGGGCGGCCCCAAGCCCCCACAACGTGACATCGTTTTGCATGTAGACAAGATCGCCGCGTTCAGAAACAAGGTTCTCGAAGTCCATCGTGACTTCGAACGATTCAGGGCGGAGACGGGCACAGGCAATCAGATACCGGCCCACCACGTATGCCTGCTGTGAATTCCGCAGACCAACGAATTCCGCTTCCTCGATTTTCTCCGGGACTAGGAGCCCGAACCCAGGATCGCCATAGCCGTC